GGGGCCTCCCTGGTGCCCGGGGCGCTGTCTGAGCCGGTGAGGGCTACGTAGGAGGTCAGGGCCAGGGCGGGCGTGGTGCTGAGGAGGAGGGCCAGGAGGGCGGTGAGGGCATGCACAGAGGCCATCGTAGGCTCCTTTCTCTTTGGATACTGGGGATGCGTCGGGCGCACCCCCGTACTGTTCCGCGTCGTTTGAGACGTGTTTAATACCCGCTCGGCTCCCATCGACCCGCTTCCTCTGCCTGGCTAGTCCGCTCCGCCTTGATGGCCTGGCGTAACGCAGGGTTGAGCAGCGTCTGGAGCTGGAGCAACACGCAGGCCACGTCCTGGACGAACGTCGCGGCCCCTGGGGGGTAGTGGCCCTCACTCTCGTGGAGCAACTCCTGCACGGTCGTGTCCATGTCGCGGAGGATCGCGGTCGCTTCCGCCAGGTCGGCTTCGAGATCGAGTAATGGAAAATCGTCATGGGATGCCATACGCTCTCCTTGCCAACTGCGGCTCCAGCTCGCGGAACCGCGCTTCGTCTTCGGTGGTGAGGCTGACGTAGCGCCAGCCCCGTAAGTGTCCCTGGCTACGCCATGCGCGCATCTGTCGCAGGTAATCCCGCACCACGCGCCGCTGGTACGTCATGCGTCGTGCCCCCTGGTACGGATGGCGCACCGGGGGCAGGGGGCTAGCCAGGTAGCGACTGAGCTGCCGCTCCAGGGTGGCGAGGCGGTGCGCGACGCCCGGCGTCATGCCGCCTCCTGGAGCCGTTGCAGGATCAGGGCATAGTGCTCGGGCACAAGGGTCAATCCGGTGCGCTTCTGGACCTCGGTGGCATACGCGGGGCCATCGCCTCCCGCAAAGCCGAGCCGCCGCAGGGCGGTCACAATGGCCCGCTTTTGGGTCTGACGCTCGGCGTCCTGCGCCATGTCCTCCACATCTTGCGTATAGCCATCCGACAAGGCCCCCGTCCGAAGCACGGCATCAATGAGCGCCGACTTTTCACTCATTTTGATGGCTTTGTTGGCATCGCCGCCGTCTTTCTTCACATCCCGACACCCGCGTCCTTCCCCGACGATCTCCCCGCCTTTCGTGGTGAGGACACAGCGGTAACACAACACGCCAACCGGCCGCCCGAGCATCTCCCAGGTGTCCTCGTCTTTGTGAAAGGCCGCCTGGAGTTGGAATAAGCCCAGGAATTTCTCGGCGCCGACTTTGGAGAGGGAGGGCTTCGTGTCCTTCCCCCCGAGCTGGAGCGTATAGTAATCAATGCCCTCATGAAAGTGGTGCCGGATAAAGTCGCCAATAACCTCACGCTGCGCCGTCCAGGCCTCCAGGCTGGCGGCCAGATCCGCAGTCGTCGTCACCGGACCCGCCGCAGGGACAGGCACGCGCGCCGCCGTCGGAGACATCTGGGCATCGAGGGCTCTCGTGCCCTGGGCTTCCTGATCTGCTATCATCATGCGCTCCTTTCGCATCTCCATACCGTGAAGGGATCGCGGCTGTCAGGGAAGGCACTCCCCGACAGCCGCCCACTACCGAGCCATCCACACGTACCCTTTCGCTTCCAGACAGCGGTTGTAGAAGTTCCGGCTCTCGATAGCCGCATAGAGCATGCCACCACTCTCAAAGGAATAGGCCGCCATGCGGGTGTCGCGCTCACAACTGTAGGTATCGGCCCGCACGTCCTCGGGGGTCGCCGTCGCTTTGTAATAGATACCCTGCGGCGCACAGCCCGCGAGGGCCAGGCCGAGGGCCAGGATCATCAGTCCGCGTCGCATGGGGCCGCCTCCTCTTCACACTGCTCACAGGTCGCGGCGACATCCGTCGGCCCGCCGCAGGTCTCACACCAGGGCTCCTCCTGGTGCCCCGGACAGGGGTCACAATCGGTCACGTCGCCACAGATCGTACAGCGGCAGTAACTCTCATCCATTAGCGCCTCCTCCAGGCCCGCCGCGCCTGCCGGGCCTTGGCCTTGGCCGCCTGCTGGGTCAACACCCGGAGCCCCGCCAGACAGTGGGGGCAGGTCACGGCCGTGTTCTCGTAGGTATCGTCGGCACTCGCATACGTGCCGCACTGGGTCAGGGCCGGGACGCCCTCGCGGCTGGCCACATACGCTCGATGAATCATCGTCGCTCTCCTCTGGGGCGCCAGGTTGAGCGCCCGTCGTGGGGGTACGCGCCCTTAGCGCCCGTAGGGATAGCTGGGGTTGCCAACCGTCGTGATCGCGGCGGCTTCCTTGCCCCACTGGGCATTCATCCAGTCGTAGCAGGCATCCTGGGCCTCCCACGCGCTGCCATAGCAGGCCGTGGTGTGCTGCGGGAAGTCCTGCCAGGTCACGGTGCCCTGCCAGGAGGTCTGGCCGTCCACGGTGATCTGGGTTACGGTGTCGGTATAGGGGGTCAGGGTCGTTGGGGTCGTCATCGTCTCATCTCCTCTGGGGCGCCCGTCCGAGCGCCCGTGGGGGTGGTTAGGCCAGTGTGATTTTTCGATGAAAATGGTACAAAGTGTTCCCCTTTTTCGTTTTTATCAGTACCCAATTTTCTTTTGCGGCGACGGTGCCAGCTTTTTTCTCCTCGGCCCAGGCCAAAATGTAGGCGGGGGGCGTCACAGTATCATTTCCGCCAGCCTCTACGAGCGTCCCCGCAATGTCGAAAATGGCCGTAAGGTGACTGGTGCGGATGGTGAGTGGTGCATGGATGCGCTGCCGTAGGTGTTCGTCCATCGTCTCGTCTCCTCTGGGGCGCCCGCCTGAGCGCCCGTGATGGTTAGTCATCCACTGCGATAGAGTCCACCGGTGCGTCGGGATGGGCGGGGCAGGTCTCTGCCCCCTCGGGGAGTTCGTCCCCGCACTCGTGACAAAAATGACCGATCCGTGCCATCGTCTCTCTCCTCTGGGGCGCCCGCCCGAGCGCCCGTATACGTCGTTACGCGGCCTGTACGGTTCTCGAACACCGCCGCACTTTGTCGCCATCGTTGTACAAGGCCAGGTCCGCAATGTCACACCGGCCCAACTGCACGACCCGGGGCACGTCCGCCCGCGTCAGGTCCCGCCAGGTGCCGAGCGCTTCGTCGAGGAAGTGCGCCGTCCCCTCGGTCGTGAGCAGCAGGATGCCGTGTCGGACGCGCTGCGCCTCGTGATATTCCGCATAAAACGTGGTATGGTTGGGAGCCATTGCACCCTCCTTTCGCGGGGTGATGGCTGGGGAGCACGAGACTTGTCTAGGGTTGCGTGCTCCCACCGCCGTTACTTCGTGCCCGGTGTCACCACCGTGGCTTCTTTGCCCGTCTGCCGATAGATCTGCTTCACCACTTCCCACGCGTTCACGCGGGTCACGCCCGTCATCAATACCTTGCCCTCGACATGCACTTCGACCAGTACCAGTTCCATCGTCGTGCTCCTCGGTGTTTCGCGTTTGCGCTCATCAGGCTCGGCCAACTTCCGAGCGACACCGTGTCTCTGCTGGCCTCCCCTCTGAGCCCCTACTGCCCGGTGTCGAGCTAGGTCGTCCTACCCTCGGGAGAAGCACTCGCCGTCCTGCGCGATCGCTATATCTGGGAATAATCTTACGGTATTCTTACGAATTCGTCAAGCATATAAATGACCTAATCGTCAAAATATTTTGAAATATTTTCTGACGTGGGTTATAGTATCTGTGACGAGAAGGTAACTACGATGGAGGACTGGTATGCAGACCTTTGGTCAACGCCTCAAGGCCATCCGTGAAGCACGCGGCTGGTCCCTGGGCGAATTAGCAGAGCGTGCCGGGGTGCCCTATGAGACGGTCTATCGGGTCGAGCGGGGACTGCATCAAGAGCCCCGCGTAAGCATTGCGGCCAAACTTGCCCGCACGCTCGGCGTCTCGTTGGATGTCTTGGCTGGTGTCTATGAGAGTCCCGAAGCGGCTGCCGCTGTAGCCTAGCCTCACACTACCCTACAGCGGTAGTACTCTCCCTGACGCCAGTGGTGCGTCTGGAGATAGACTACGTATAGCTGAGACAGAATCATGAGGAAACAAGAAGACCAGACACACGTCTGCCCCGCCGCTCGACCCGCACAGTCTCGGCGAGGCAGTGTGTATTCCGCCAGCTATGGAAGGAATGCGAGAGTCTACCAGACTCGACACGAGAAGGCCAATAACGACACAAGGGGATCAGCGTCGGAAGCGCCAATCCCCTCTTACTACACCATCGCTCCTCGCTCGGAGGAAATGGAATGTCTCACGCTATTATAGCAGCAATCCGCCGCGAAACTCAACACAAAGGCACGCGGCTCTCGACCGCCAGGGAATCCTTGGTGCATACGGCGCAGGAGTTGGCCCACCTCGCCAGTATCTATGGCGTGGCCCGCGTCAGTTTTCAGTACCTCGCCCGCAAGTGTCGCTGCTCCCCCCGCACGGCCATCCGGCATATCCAGCACCTCATCGACCTCCAGGTCATTCGGAAGTCCGTCCTCTGGCGCACCCCCTATCGCTGCGAGGTCAACACGTATACCTTCCTGCTCGCCTGGGAGCGGCATAGGCCACAACAAACCTATGCCACAACGACAGTGAATCTTCCACCCCCACGACATACTTCAGAAAAGTGGGGGGGAGTCGGGCAGGAAATACAGACCCTGGAGAAAGGGCTACGGTTCTGCACCCCAGGATCAGACGCCTATGTCGCCACGCAGGAGAAGATCACACATTTACGGGGCCTGGTGCCCGAGGGTCCCCCGATGGCGTAACCCAACCCCGCCCCTGAAAATAGTCCTTGCATCTGCCCTGCCCCTGTGACTACCCTCCTCCTGTGTGTGGTATCCAGGGAGGGGAGACGTGTGCCCAGCGCTCGCTCTCTGCTGGGGCCCGCACCTCCCCCCCTCCCACCTCCACCACACTTCGGACTCTCTGGTTCTCACACCTGGCCTCCCCAGGTCTCGGCTCCCTGGGGAGACTGGAGATTGCGATGCCGTTGTCGCCACACACCACGGGGGCTATTCGGATGACGCTGAGTGCCCTCATGGCCGGCATCATCGGCGTGGGCTCCAATCTCCTCGCCGCCGCCACCGCCGCCGGCGAAGTCACGCCCGGTGCCCGAAAAGTGGCGATTGTCACGGGGGTCATTATGGTGGCGAAAGATATTCAGGCGTATCTTTCTAATAGTCCTATGCAGGGCAGCCCTGCCACGCCGCCCCCAGAGGCGAGGGCGAGACCATGAGTGACGCTCCCGTTGGCTACGGCAATCCTACGGACTCGGGGCGTGATACGCTGGGACGGTTCAGTGCCGGCAACAAAGCACGCCCCCACGATACCAGCAGCAAACGCCGGCGCATGGCCATGGAGATGTTCGACCAGTTCGGTTTTGACCCGCTCGAAAACAAAATCCGCCTGGCCATTTCCTTGCGGACCAAGATTATGCGCAATCATTTTGCCGAGACCTCCGAGAAACTGGAGTACCTGAAAATCTACGGCGATGTGCTCAAAGACCTCTTGCAATATGGCTACCAGCGGCTCAAGGCGGTGGAACATTTTGGCCAGATCGAACTGGTGCATAAGCTCCAACAGCTCGATACCTGTAGTGATGACGAACTGGCGGCGCTCTTAGCCGAAGCCGAGGAGTTGGCCCGTGCCACCCCTGTCAGCTAGCCCCTTCACCATCGACTCGCCCGCCGAGGCCCGGTTCCTCGCCATGGCGATTCGCCAGCGCCTGGAGCACCGTGCCAAGCGCACGACTATACGCACTGTGTTCCCCGCCGAGGGGCCGTATGCGCGGCATCTGTACCCCAAGCACCTCGAATTCTTCCGGGCCGGCGCGACGTGTCGGGAGCGGCTGTTTCTCGCGGCGAACCGCATTGGCAAAACACGGGCCGGGTGCTTCGAGGACACGCTGCATCTCACGGGCCTCTACGACACCTATGCTCCCTGGTGGGAGGGCCGGCGCTTTCTGGGACCCATTCGCGCCTGGATCTGCGGCACGACCGATGAGAAGGTGAAAGAGACGCTGCAAGAAGAACTCTTCGGGCCGGTGGGCCAGTGGGGGACAGGGCTCATCCCTGGCGACTGCATCCTCAGCGTGGATAAAGCGAGCGGCCCGACCAAGGACTTGATCGATACGGCGTACCTCAAACACGCCAGCGGCGGCGTCTCGACCCTCCAATTTAAGAGCTATAAGCAAGGGCGGCCCGCGTTTGAAGGCACCTTCCGGCACCTGATCCACGGCGATGAGGAGATGCCGCACGATATTAAAGCGGAGTGCTTGCTGCGCACCATGGATACCACGGGCACCGGCGCGGGGATGCTCACCCTGACGTTTACCCCGCTCCAGGGCCTCTCCGAGACCGTCCTGGACTTCTTGCCGGACCATGCGCTCCCTGAAGGCCCGCAAACGGGCGACAAGTACGTGGTGAATGCCACCTGGGATGATGTGCCGCACCTGAGCGAGGGCGAGAAAGCGCTCCTCCTCCAGAGTATCCCCCCCTATCAGCGGGATGCGCGGACGCGCGGCTTGCCCGTCCTGGGGCCCGGTGTCATCTATCCCATTCCCGAGGATGACTATATCGTCGAGCCGTTCCCGATCCCGCCGCACTGGCTGCGAGCCTATGGGTTGGATGTGGGCTGGAACCGCACCGCCGCCGTCTGGGGCGCGTATGACCGGGAGGCCGATACGTGGACGCTCTATCACGAATACTACCGGGGCATGGCCGAGCCCAGCGTGCATGCGGACGGGCTGCGCAGTCCTGGGCCCTGGATTGCCGGGGTCATTGATCCGGCGGCCCGGGGCCGGGGCCAGACCGATGGCGCCCGGTTGCTCGACGTGTACCAGGATCTGGGGCTGCACCTCACGCCCGCCGACAATAGCCGGGAGGCCGGGATCTATAGCGTGTGGGAACGGTTAGCGACGGGACGGCTCAAGGTCTTTGCCTCCCTCGGCAACTTTCGCAAAGAGATTCGCACCTATGCGCGGGACGACAAAGGCCAGGTCCTCAAGCTGAACGACCATCTGATGGATGCCGCCCGCTATCTCGTGATGACGGGTCTGGACGTGGCGAGTGTCGAGCTCACGACGCATCAGCCCGCGCCTGGCTTGGCCCTCAGTGGCCATACCTGGATGGGCGGCTAACGTGGAGACCCTGACGCCCTGCCCCTTTTGTGGCAGTCCGGCCCTGGACATCTTTGAGGGCGGGGTCGGGGGGCCGTTTGCGGTGGTCATATGCCGCACCTGTAAAGCGGCGGGGCCGGAAGCGACCGACCGTGCGGAGGCCGTGACGCTGTGGGAGACCCGACCGACTGCGCAGGAAAGTGCAGATGAGTAAAGAATGCGTATGAGTTGGGGGCGCGATGCGGGGCACAGCAGCCAGAAGAGGCAGGAAGCATCGAGACTGCGCCGCAAAGTTTAGATTTTCGTACTAGTCAAATTGTAGGACAAGCTGTACTGGCGGTGTCCAAGGCAGTGACTGCTTCTCCGGTTGAGGATGATGGCGGTCATAGTGTTGCTTAGGCGTTAGCGCTTCGAGGTGATGAGGGAGCCAGCAGGATTTATTCTGGCATCGATGGTGCACATGACAGTCTTTAGGGATGTCTCCAAGGAACAGATCATAGGCATAACGATGGATACCGACAGATTGCGGGTAGCCATAGGGGGTTGGTTCGCACCAGACGTACCCATAGCCGTCTGGCGTCAATGGGCCAGGCCATTCCCAGCACCCCTTGGGGCTAACAAGGATACAGGCAGCAATTTGTTCGGGCGTATGGGTATGCAGTTCAGGACAGTAGCGACGGATCAAGTCAATATTGGCGGGTTCTGTGGTACACTGAGCGGTAGCCATGACGCATGCTCCTATCAGCACTGCGATGTGGTCAGAGCCCTTGTCGTGCTACCAACACGCTTGGGCTCGTTTCCTATGGGCACAAGTATAGCAGATACAGCAGGATAGCTCCATACCAGTTTGTCATGAGAGGATGAGCCATGGGCGAACGACGCGCATCCCGTGAGACCGCCGATCCCCTGGCGGGCCTCCCCGACCAGGGCGCCTACGAGCAGGCGTATACCGATGTCCACAACCTGCTGGCCTTTTACCAGGGGTTGGGCGTGCTGGAGGGGGTGCTCGACCGGGCGAGACAGGCCCGGGCTGAGTTGACGCAGATGACCCAGGCCGAGGCCCAGCTCGCGCAGCAGGCCGCCGAGCGGGAGGCCGCCATTGCCACCCTCACGCATCAACAGACGCAGGTGGCGGAGGAGTACCAGCGCCAGCGCAGTGCCGCCCAGGCCGCCCACGAGGAGTATGTGGCCGCCCTGAAGGCGGAAGCAGCGGCCCTCGAACAGCCCCTGCAGGCCAGCCGGGAGGAGTTGGCGGACAATAAGCGCCAGGCCACCCAGCTCAAAGTCACCATGCTCGCCAGTGCCCAGGCCGAGGCCACGGCGGAGCGCACCCGGCATGCGACCGACATGGTGCGGCTGCGGAATGAGAAAGCCGCGCTGGAGGCGGAGATCGCCCACCTGACCACGCAACGCGACGAGGTGCAGGGCACGCTGGCCAGTGTGGTACGGCGCCTCAGTGAAGTGCAGGCGCAGTGATGGCCAATCTCTTTGCCGGCGACCGCTTCGTGATTGACACCGCAGGCACAACCCTGTTGCGCGCCACCCTCGCGCCGGGCACCTCGATGAACCTGCGGATCGGCGGGCTGCATTGGGTCGGGGCCACGACCATCGGCCATGGCTGCGTGATCCAGGACAGCGACAGCGTGGCGCTGTGGAGTGCGGTGGCGAAGCAGGCCAATGATGATGTGGTGTGGGACGTGCCGCTGGTGTGGCAAAAGGATTTCAAGGTCACGACGCTGGCCAGTGGCCTGCTGTATGTGTACCTGGATGTGGGGCATCCGTGATGGCTGACACCGCCTACGCCGCTGCGCCCACGCCTGACCTCTATGGCTCCCGTGCGCCCGAGGCCCAGGCCGCGCTCTTGCAGGAGGTGCGCCGGTGCTTTCGCTCGGCCGAGCAGTACGAACAGCGCAACCGGCGCCAGCAGGAGCAGTGGCTCAAGTTCCGCAGTGGCGAACAGTGGGACCCGGCGGATAAGGCGTTGCGGCAGGCCGATGGGCGCCCGTGCCTGACGATCAATACGCTGGCGCAAAGTGAGCACCAGATCACCAACGAGATGCGGCAGAACATGCCGGCCCTGACGGTGCTCCCGGTGGGGAACGGGGCGGATGTGGACACGGCGAAGCTCCTGAAGGGCCTGGTGCGGCACTGTAACACGCGCAGCCATGCCGAGGGCGTGCGCGAACTGGCGTACACGAGTGCGGTGCGGATTGGCGTCGGCTACTACCGCATGGTGCTGGAGTACGACGACTGGCAGAGCTTTGACCAGGAGCCCCGGATTGCGGCGATCCGCAACCAGTTTGCCTGCTACCTCGATCCCGCCGCCACGTCGCAAGTGGGGCGGGACGCCCGGTGGGGCTTTGTGTTCGAGCACCACGACAAGACGGCGTTTCAGCAGGAATGGGGGATCGATGCCGGGACGCTCAATGCCTGGGGTGGGGTGAGCGATAGCTGGGTGTTCAAGGACCATGTGCGGGT